CCACCTGCTACATCAGACCATTCTAAATCTACAATAGAATATTTACCAGTAAATTGAACATTTTTTCTCCAAGTTACAGGAGGAATTTGAATAGTGTTTTGGTCAAAAGCACCTTCAAGTAATTGAAAGAACCATTCTTCTTCAGCAACTTGTTCATAAGTACCAATACCTTCAGTAGGAGCGGTAGCTTTATCACTTATTACAGTAGTAGAAAAATTTTGTGCAGTAGTAGTCCATTTAGAAGTCTCATATCTAAAAACACCTTCTTGAAATCTCTTTTGTGGTAAACCAGTTAATTTAATACCCCAAGAAGTAATAGTAGCCATAGTACCAGTCATAGAAGCAGCAGTAGTTCCACCAACAATATAACCAGTCTCACCTTGCCAAGCAACATCTAAATCAAAACTAGCAGCAGCAGAAGCAGCAGTACTAGCTAAGTATTTAACTGGTACAGCATTTCCAGAAGCAACAGTTACTGCAATAAAAGTGTAAGCACCTCCATCAGTAGTATCATAAGCAGCAACTGGAGGTAATCCAGAATAGCTAGGGTTATAAGTAATAGTTACAGTACCTGTAGCAGCAGTAGCAGTAGCTTGAGAACTACCAGCATTAATAGCAGCAGCTATAGCAGTACCATTAGCTGTAGCATCTCCAGCATCAGCAACATAAAAAGTTTCATTTCCTATATATACAACATTAGCACCAGCTGTTGAACCAGAAGCGTTTGCACTAAATGTAAAAGTTCTACCGCTAGTTGAAGGGAAATTCCATACATCACCTACAGCAGTTGTAAAAGTTGAAGCTGTTACTCCAGCATCTTGAGAAGCATCTTTAACATAAGCTCTTACTGTTTTAGAACCTTTAGTAACTTTAACTAAAGTTCCAGTACCTGTAAAATCTGATAATGTACCATTAGAAGTTCTCTCTACTTTATAAGGTAGATTAACATATTTTTCTACATCTAAAATCATTGCTTTAGTTAAAGCCGCAGCTACAGTAGCAACAGTATCAGTTGCACTATTGTATTTATATCCTACAATAGATTCCATTAGTTTATCAGAAAACTGAGTAAACATTGTATTAAAAGTATTTCTTACTATAATACTTGTTCCAGTAGCAGGTAAAGCTAAAGCGTAGCTTGTACCATCATATCCAATATAAGATACTTGTTGAGTAGCAGCAGTATAACGCTTACCATAAGCAGCAACAGTGCTTCTTTTTACTGGAGCAGACATAATAAGTGGTTTTCCTGCACCTTGAGATTGTACAAAACGTACTCTTTCATATTTAGCAGAAGTAGAAATGTTAGAAGTAGCACTTGTAAGTACTTTACTTTCTTCATCCACCATAGCAACTACACCAGCAGCAATAGAATCAGAAAACACTGTTCCTTCAGCAGGATAGTTATCAACCCCTGCATCTATTAACAACATTTTGTGGTTGTTTAAGTTTTTCATTTTAATTTAAAAATTTAGTTTATAATTATATTAATTTATTTATACAAATTTAGAGTATATTCTCTATACTCTTAGAATTAATTTTATTTAAATTCAAAATTTCTATAGCTTTTAACCTATATTCTTTTGAGATTCTATCATAAATCTATTCCAATTACCTGTATTACTTAGAGCTAGTTCTAAAGTTTTATTTAGAAGCTCTCTATGTACTTGGTCAGATAATTCTGATACTCTGTTAGTGCTAGTACCAGTTAATACAATAGGTTGAGGTTTTTTGATATATCTAACATGATACTTAGTTACTTGATATGTACCATCAGTAATAAGTTCTTGTCTTCTACCAGCTATTCTCATCCTAAATACTCTGTCTTTATTAGGTCTATTAAAAGGATCTCTTGTAAGAGCTGTAAACTCATTATGATTAATTTCTTTAATAGCTGCTCTTTTAAACGTATTATAAGTAGGTGAAGTTGTACAAGTATCTTTCATATTAGTAATAGCCTCTTCAAATACAGTAAACCAAAATACATCAGAATAATCTGTTGGGTCAGCTATTAAAGTATTAGGAAGTAGAAAAAATCTACCATTAGGCATATTATCTACACTTGGAACTTCAGGACTTAATTGAGCATCTTTAACTAATTCACCTAAATCTTGAATCCTTTTTTCAGTTTCTTCAAAACCTTCTTTCTTAGGATTAGATAGATTATCATAATAAGAAGTAACCAACAATTCCTGAGCTTCTGTAGCTATTAAAGATAGCTCAGCTGGGGTATATGGTGAAATTGATAAAGTAGAAATTTCATCAAATTTAACATAAAATTGCTCAAGGAATTGTTGTACCGTCATAGTATTATACTTCTTTTAATATGGATTACTTATCTAATTGTGCTTTTAGTTTAAGGTAAATATCTTGATTACCTTTTGACTCAAGAAACTCTACAGCCTCTTGTAAACTTGAAGCAAACTCCTCTCCTCCATACATTTTTATACCACCTCTAGTAGTTCTTTCTAAGACATTCTTAGCTAAACAATCATTAATAAATACCTTAGTATTAAATGATTTATCATTAACAATATCTAAAAACTCTTTAGGGTTATTATCTATTAATTTTTGAACTTCTGATTTAAGAAAATCTAAATCTTTATTAGTAGTTCTTTTATTTATTACTTTCAATACATTCTGCATTTTACTAGCAGAATCTTCTATTTTACCAAATGCTTTGTAAACTTCTTGCATCATAGATGCTTTATTAGCATTAGATTTAATTTCTGTTTCAGTATCTACAAGAGCATATTGATACTCTCCAGACCTACCTTTATCCTCCCAACTAGGAGCAATACGTCTGTCTACTTTTAAAACTTTTAACTTTAGAACATCCATTGGATTACCTAAATCCAACACAATCCCATCTTTATCTAACTGAACTCTAAACTTACGCCAGAAATCATTGTTTTTATCATAAAATGATAAAGCTCCTTTTGTTAGATTTAGTTCTTCTTCAAATACTAATTGTTCTTCTTTTGTCAAAACAGCTACTAATGAGTTTGTTTTAGAATCTATAGGAAGGCAAATTGACATTACACATCCTGTATACCTAAACTCTCCATCATGACCAGCTGGAAAAATTCCATTATTCCTAACTATAGGCTTGACTAGAACCTTTTTGCCAGGAGATAGAAATTTACTAATTGTTACTTTTTCTATTGTTTCCATATTAAATTTAATTGTTTTATTATTAAGATATTTAAAAGCCCCCTAAACTTACAGGTCTAGGAGGCAATTAAATAAAATATATTATGTAAGAGAAGGGATAAACCTAGCTATTCTCATAGGGTTATGGACCTTAACTCCACCAACGTGTGCTCTTAAAACTTCATAGCCATCTACTTTAGAAACAGTCATACCAGGTTTAGTAGCATTGTTTGTAGGAGAGAAAGGATCTCTTAATCCTGGGATATATTTGTAAATATCTTCAGAACCTTTAACCTTAACTTTTTGAATATTAGCAACTCCTTGTTGAGTACCAAAATCTAAAATTAAATACTCATAAGAACTTAACAAACCACCATCAGGGTGAACTGGAGAACCTAAAGAAGGATCATCTAAGAATGGAATGTGCATCAATTCAACTTTAATACCGTTGATGAAAGCATATTCTACAAATTGTCCTTGGATACCCATTTTAAATCCAGATCCTGTGATTCTTGTAGTTTCACGAGTACCTTGATTAGCAAGAGCTACAGTTTTTAATTCAATAGCTTTAGAGAATTGTCTCATACCATATTCTCCAGTACCAAGTACAAAACGTCTTTGATCTTCAGGTAACTTACCAACAGATAAACTCATTAAAATATCACTAAGTACATCTACATCAAAAGTATTGTAATAGTGAACATTAGAAGGAGAAATTTGCTCATAGATACCAGAACCCATTTTAATTTCATATCCTGATTCACCTCTCATAGCATAAGTGTTTTGAGAAGTTTTGTTTTGTCTACCAAACAATTGTAACATTGCTTTTTGACGTTTAAATTGTACCATGTGATCATAGTCTAATTTACCAATCCAAGTAGTATGACGCTTACCTAAAGCATCTATAAAATAGAAACCTAAAGGTGCATTCTCTCCTTGGTTGATCATATTACCAGGAACCATGTAATCAGATCTAATCATAGAACATCTGTTCTGCATTCTAAATGGAGAACTAAAGTTAATTGATGTAGAGCCTCTTTGAGATAATGTTTGTTCAACTACTGAGAACATTTTAACAAACTTAACGCCTGCTGTTAATTTTTCAATAGGACAATACAAAGTACTATCTCCTGTTACTAATTGTACTTTATACAACCAGTTTTGACCATTTGGAATTGGATCTTCAACAATTCTAAATTGGTATACTTCTTTTTCAGTATATCCAAAAGATATAACATCTACTGCTTCAAAGATTCTATCTGCAAACTCCAAGTAGAAATTTGAGAATCCTACACCAGGTTGGCTAGGAGCAGTTGACTTATCTAGACCATATGCACCTAATAAAGGGATATTTCTAAATACTGATTGAGAGTTTAGCATCCATTCAAATGGAGCATCTCTCTCTATTTCCAATGTAGGAAACTGGTCCATAAACCTATCAAGGTCTAGACCTAAGTTAACACTGTAGATATTGTCTATCATATTAGAGATCATTATTGGCTGTTGACCAAACATAGCTCCAATATGATTTTCAGTGGTTAGACCACTCCAATCTTTTGGTGAAAACTTTTGTAGAGGTGAAATTAATTGACTCATTTTATTTTATAAAAAGTTTAGTTGTTAGTTTATTTATTTAAATATTGTACTTATTGCTTTAAGAGTATCACTTTGTAAATCAGCTGACTGATTAGAACCGTGTATATTTACTCTTTTTTTCATTTGTTCTTCTATATTTTTTTCAAATTTTTCTACAGTTTTAGTTGTAGTTTTTTTAATTACTGTTTCAAAGTTAGGCTTTTCATCAAATAAACCTAATTTAATATAGTAGTTAAGTTTAGTTTCAAATCCAATTGGATCTTTTTCTCTAACTAGCATAGCTTGAGTGTATCCATCATTTCCTCTTAACTCAGCAGCAGTAGTAATCATTCTAAAGATTTCCTTCTTTTCTGCATCACTTATTTTAACTCCAGGTATAATCTCTTTTACTTCAGAAATTTGCTTATTAAGAAAGTTAAGTTGTTCTACTCTTTCTTGTTTTTGCATAGCTTCCATTTCTTTAGCAGCTTTTTTAGCAGCTTCTACCTCTTGCTTATATTCTTCTTTTAAAGATTCTAATGCTTCTTTAGAAAAGTCCTCCAATTCATTGTGGTCTTCTTTAGCATTAATTTCTTTCTTTATTCTAGCATCAGAAAATTTAGTTGTAGCTTTTAAATAGTCTTCAGCTATTTTTCTTTGTAAATCTAAATCTTCTACTAAAGTATCTTCATCTATATTAGCTAGTTCTATTTCTTTAGAAGCAATATCTAATAATTTATTAAAAGGTACTCCTGCTTGATAATTTTCAATTAGTCTGTGAATCTCTTCAGGTAAACTAGATTTCCAATCATCTATATTACTGTCTATTACCTTTTTAAAGGTTTCTCTCATTGCATCAGGTGAATCAAATTCATCTTCTACAATTCCTTCATTTTTTAAGAAATCTGATAAACTTTTGTATATTTCAACATTATCTGTATCTGCTACTACCTCTTCAGGTTCATCAATAACAGGTACTTCAGGTTCATCTGTTTCTACTTCTTCATTTTCTACTTCACTTAATTCATCTAAACTTAAGCCTTTAAACTCAGGTTCATCTTCATTAGTTGTTACTACAGGATCTGTATTTTCTACAGGTGTTTGAGGTGTTGCTATTAACCCTTCATCAATAGCATCAGCACTTGTAAGAAAAGATTCTAATCCCTTAAATAAATCATTCTCTTCCATTGTTATATATTTTATGTAAAATTAGTTATTAATAATTTATATATTTAGTATTAATTAAAATATTATTATTTTAGCGTTTATAGCTTTTGTGAAGTACTTATAAATTGATGAAGTAGATTTCCTACTCTATCTACTAAGTCTTCGTTAGAAGCTAAATCTATATAGTTTAATTTATATAATATCATATGGGTTAATTCATGATAAAATGTTTGTTCTATTACATCTTCAGGTATTTCTAATTCATCCAAAGGTTCTTGTAATAATATTAAATTTTTATCATATAAACATACACCTAAAGCTTTATTCTTTTTAACAAGAGTTTTTCTAAATTCAACTCTAATTGTTTGATGGAATAATTTAAAGCTTTTAGGTATTTCCATATTATTTTAAAAATTTAAGTTTATAACAAGTACTTGCTATTAAAGCAGTTACTTCATCTATAATATTTTTTTGAAATTCATATTCTAGTTTATCTCTACTAGAACATATGTATTCTTTTAATTTTAATAAATAAGATAAAGGTTCTTCAGCCTTACTAGCAGGTATTGATATATCTAATAACTTTTGCTCACAACCTTGTGCTGTTTCTACTAAATTATCTACAAAATCTAATATACCGTCATAATATTCATTTAAAGCTATATGCTGGGCATAACTAGTAGCTTTTAAATGTGCTAGATGAATAATATCTCTAGATTGAAATAGTTTACTACATATTTCAACTATAATATTAGGTTTACCCATTGATGTATTACTTAACTTTTTTTTAAGATCTGCGTATTTATCTTCCATATTATTTTTTAGGTTTAGATTGATTTCTACCTATTCTATTCTGTTTTGCAATAGCTAAATCATTAGCCATATTAAGCCTTTCATTCATAAGCTTTTCTTGCTCTATTCTAAGCTTTCTATCTTCTAAGTTTTTTTTAAATTCTAGCTCTCTAGCCTTTAAATCATTCTTAGTCTTTTCTATATTTTCTTTATGTTTCCTATCTCTTTCTTTATTAAAATCTTCTCTATCAGCTTTATTTACATCTAAAGCATGTTTAGCTATTTCTAAAGGATCAGGTATGCCATTATCATCTTTATCAACATCTTCAGCTCCCATATAAGTCATAAGCTCAGCTTTAAATATTTCAGTTTGAGCCCTAGTATCTATTTCATACTTTTTAAGGTCTAATTCTTGTTGCTTCATTTCTTGTTCAGCATAGAACCTTTCTTGTTCAGCTTGTATTTGAGCTTGAGTATTTTCTTTTTGAGAATCTAATTGAGCTTGTTGTTGTTGAGCTAAAGCTTGTTCTTTATCAGATACAGACTTCTCAATTTTTCTTCTAATAGAACCAAGTGATTGATTAGAATAGATATCCATTAATTGTACTATATCTACAGCTTGAGTTTGTAAAGCAATCTCAGTAGCTTTTCTTAACATGTTAATAGCTTCAGCATCTTGTAAAGGATCTCTTAACATCATACCATATTCTACTTCATTTATAAGTTCTGAATCAACAGTATATATTTGAGTAGTCATATCATCTTCAATATATTGAATAGTTTTATTACCTTCTCTTAAACAATATTTAGCTGTTTCTAACAAAGCTGCTAATACTCTTAATTTAGTATTATCATGTATTTTGAAGTACCATTCAGTAATAGTAGCACTAGCTTCTTGAGCTTCTTGTGTTACACCTAAACCAGCACTAGTTTTAACTAACCCTCTTCTTTGAGCATTAATACCAGTAATTAAATCAATTTCTTGTTTAATATACTCCAACATTTCAACATGTTGTTGAATATAATTACCCATATCTAAATCTATAGTAGACTGTTGTCCACTCATATTACCAGCAAGTTTACCTGTAGCAGCACCTTTTTTAGCTTCTTTAAAACTATCTTCTACTGCTAGATTCATACGTTTTAAATAGAATAACCACTTATCTACTTCCCAACCATCTGGTATTTTAGCTAAGTCTAGTTTAGCAACTTTACCTATATTTTTAGCAAAAGCTTCTTTAGTCTTATGATATATAATATTATATAAATATTGATAAGGCTTCATTAAATCTGTAATAGATACAGGAACAGAACTATTAGTTTTATACACACTGCCTACATACCCACTAGCACATTTAGATAAATCATTAAGACTTCTAAATTGTACAGGTCTTGGTTTAACACCTACATATATTTCATTAGCTATTTTAGTACCTTCCCACCATTCTCCAATCCATAACCATTTAACTGTTTCACCAGCATCTTTATTAGGTTTATAGTATTCATGTACTTGCATTTTTTCCATGTTACCTGTAGTTAAATCAAAATAAGATAATATTCCAATCTTTCTTAAACTTCTCCAAACTACTTTAACTATTCTAACATTAGATTGACTATCAAAAGGCATAAAGTTATTTACACCAGTAGCAATTTGATTTACATTAATACCAGCTGTAGCACCTAATGGCACAGCAAATAAAGGATCTTGTAATTCATAATTAGGTATACCACCATAATTAGCTTTCCCCTTATAGAGGGTTTTAGATTCAAGAAAATCTATATTAGCTGGAGTAAGTTCATCATAAAATGTATCAACTATATAAGATAAAGGTAAATACCTTTCTTCTATAATCATATCAGCATCTTCAACTTTACAGCTATCTGGAGGTAACAAAAAGTAAGTATTAAGTGGATTACACTTTCTTACAAATGGTTCATTATTAATAATTTCTATACAGTAAATTTCTTCAGCAACAAGGAGAGCATCTTCCCAACCTTTAGTAAAAGCCTCTTTAATATTATTCTTCTCAGAGTAGTATCGAAGTAACCTATTACCCGCAAGTTCTCTAATATCTTGCCATTCATAATTTATGTATTTAGTTTTTTGTTCTAATCTTTTAGCTACCTCATCTTGATACTGCTTCATAGCAGTTTGTCCTTCTTGAGTATTAGGATCAACTTGAGGCATTTCTAAACCTTGAAGTAATAACTCTTCAATAGTCTTATTTATAATATCTTTTTTAGCTTTTTCTTTTTCAGATATAGCATCTTCATTTTCTACTCTTATATGGAAATCAAATCTCCTTTTTATCTCTTCCCCTATTAAGGATTTAATATAAGGATTAATTAATGGATGATTAGCAACTGTAGCAGGAAATTCTATGTCTTTAAGACCTATATCTCCTACAATTAATTCAAAATCACTAGGATGAATCCTATTAGCATACAAGTCATAATTAATAACTTTGCTGTATCTGCTATTCCTAACATATTGATTCTGAACTAATATTAAACTTTCAGCAGCATCTATACATTCTTCTCCCCATTTTTTAGTTTTCTCTCTATCAGATTTACGCTGACTAGGAAAAACTTGATATGTAATTGAATTACCCATTATTATTTACCTTAATTTACAAAATTAGCTTTAATTCTTTGGGTAATATTTATCTACCCAATTCTTTTGATTGTCTATCACATAGCTTTTGTTAGTCTTTTTACTATATATATCGTCTAAAAATTTAGTTTGATCTTGAATAGTCTCTTCAGTACTATCATTTAAATATTTATATCTATCTTCTTTAAGTATAAGTAACATACCTAAACTACTAACCCTATCAAAATTACCATCCATATTCCAATATATAATCTCTTTAAGCAAAGGAATACTCATAATAGTATGGGTATTAGTAATATAATCCTCTTCAGTACTAGAAAAAGCTGCATCCAACATCCAAGTCTTAATACATTCTCTAGCATACTTATTAACTTCTTTAGTAGCATTTACACCTTTAGCATTGTTTCCAGCATCATAACTAATTTTAGTTATCTGCATGTCTTTCAATATCTTAGGTGTATCACATAGTAAATAAGTAGAGTTTTTTTGCTCAAAATAAGTAAATAAACCTTTCTTATTATTTTCATACAAAGCCATAGCGTTGTAGTGGATTAACATTCTTCTACATACTTCATAGAATTCTTTAGCTGTTTGTGGTCTACCAGTATACTCAGCTACTATTCTATTAGTTAAAGTATTAAGTATTTGAATGCTTCCTAGAGAAGTACTACTATCTGCTTGATCATCATCATAAGGGTCAATACCTGCTATATAGATTCCATAACTTGGACTATCTTGATAAGGAGGTTCATATATTTGAACAGCTCCATCTAGTTTATTCATATCAGAACTAACAGGATATTGTAAGATAGGTTCAGCATCAAAGTCTACTTGAAACTCTACTCTATCTTTATAAACCATTTTACCAGTCAATATACTATCAGTAATTGATCTAGTTGTTTCTAATTGAGCAAGTCTTTCTTCAGCTAAATAAGTAGGGAAAGGACTCTTAGCACTTATTAAAAAGGCTTCTTCCCAATAAATAGGAAACTGAGTTACAAAATCTCTATAAACTTTAGGGTCTGGAGATTTCTTTTTAATATCTCTTTCATACAATATATCCGCTATAGCCGCTAATACATTACTATTACCATCTTTATCTACAAGCTCTTGATCATAATAAATACTATTCTTATCTCTACATTTACCCCATCTACCAAAATATGCAGCACTAAAGAAACCTATAATCCTTTCAGAGTTCTTAGGGTCTTTAAAACCTAGCATATTATAGTCTTTAGGGCTAGTAAATATCTTCTTAAAATGAATACTACCTGTATCCATACTATCAGAAGAACCAAACATTATACATACACCAGTATATACACTACCATCCTTTATAAGAGGTTCAGATAAACCATAAGATTCAATTATATTAGGAAATATACCTACCTCATCTAAGATAAGATAATCAGCGGACCTACCAACACCTGCTCCTGGTCTATCTTTATATGTAATAGACTGAACAGTAGACATTAAACCTTTCCAAAACTTCTTACCATCTTTAACAGCTTGGTATTTAGCTTGTATATTATCACTAGTATCAGGGTTTCTTTGTCTACCAAAAGCAGTATGTCTATTTAAGAAGTTACAATTATCTAGTATCATATTCATAGTATTCTGTGAATAATTACTAAGATAAGCACCTACTATAGTAGAACTATCTCTACTAAAATTAAATTCATGACTACCTAAAGCAGCAGCTTTATATGACCATCCTTGCCTCCTACCTTTAACAGCAGTTAAGGATTTTTGATTCTTTTTACAGTAATCTATAAGCTGAAAATAAAGAAAGTCTAAGTCTAAAAACTTAGGAAACCCTTTACCTTTCTTATTATTTATATTAAGCTTTATTTGTACAAAGTTTAAATAGAAATAGTATGTACCTGGTATCCAAAGTCCATCACTATTAGTAAATCCATTTAAACATCTCTCTCTTTGGTTTTTCCAATATTCTATGTATTGATATGTTCCTTTAGGACTTAAAGTATATACTCCATGTTTTTTAAAGAAAGTAGCTTCAGTTTGAAATTCTTCTGTATTAGTAAACTTATCAGGCATATCAATATAGCCATTCCCCCTTAAAGAGAATAAATTATTTAAATCTAAGTCTAAACTTTCTTTAATTTCTTCTTCCATTACTTAATATCTAATTGTTGCATTAATTTTTTAAGTTCAGATTTATTTTTAATAAAGCCTTGAAATATTATCCCAGTAATACTGTATATAGCATAAAACTGTACATCGTAATTTGGATATATTTGCCAATTATCATTTTTATCCCCATAATTAAATACTAAACCACTTACACCGTGTGTTTCACCATTTACCCAGCCTAAACTTTCTATATCAGATTGATCTAGGTATTTAACTCTAATACCTTCAAATTTCCCTTCTCTATAAGCCTTTAATATAGCCATCAATTCTATATGATTATAAATGTTAAAATTAATCCACTCTGTATTTCTTAACCACTCATAATCAAATCCTACATGAAACTCTTCAATTGTAGGTGTGTAGTAATATTTATCTTTCATATTAATCCTCAAACATGTTTAATTCAGCATTACCTCTAACTCTCTCACTAGAAGCCTGCTCTTTTTTACAAATCTCTTTAGATTCATTAACAGATTGCATCATTTTAGGCATATTCATTACAGCCTTTTGTACCTTATCTATTTCAGTACCATCCATACTAAAATCAACATCTTTAAAATAAGCATCCATCTTAAATATAGCCGAGTTAATAGCATCTAACATCCTCATACTAGGTGTTAAATTAAGCTTCTTATAGGCTTCTATAGCTTCTAGTACTAGACTATCAGGCTTGTATTTAGTATCTTCCAATACTTGCTCCTTAATTAACAGAGCCTTCTCAGTATCATCATATTCAAAATATGGACTATCAAAATCTGAGAAGAACCAAATATACTTAATTTCCTTATGAGCTATTTCTTTAGTCTTAGACTTATCCCTCTTCCAAATATTAGAAAAGGGATAAATCAATAAGCTCTCAGGTTTAACTATTACTTGATTATCTTTTAAATCAAATATCTTAGTATTCATTAGAATTGACTAGCAGGTTCAGGGTTATTAATAGTAACTTTACCACCATTCTTTACTTTACCCATAATTTGGGACTCATAAAGCTGGAAATACTTAATATCATCAATATTAAGACTTAAGAAACTACCTATACAAACTACCATTTCTCCTACAGATACTTTAGTAACTTCATCTCCTACACCAAATACTTCCATAGCTAAAGGTGATTCTTTCATAAAGCTAAGGTCTAACCCAGCTACTTCACTAATTGGTTTTACTAAAATAGTTTTACCAATACATTCAAAATTTACTTCTTTCTTACTCATATATTTATTTATTTATTTCTCCCATTTATCTTGTGGACACTTTGATTTTAAACTTCTAGTCTTAGCTATCAAAGGACAACCACATTCAGTACATTTATTCTTTATATTAAACTCACAACTAGCACATATCTCAGCTCTAGCTTTAGCTATCTTTTCTATTTCAGGGTCTTCAAATATTAAATTCTTCCAACCTTGAAATATTTCATTTAGCTTGTTAGCATATTCATTTTCCATAAACACAATACATCAAATATTCTTAATTGCTCTTCTTCAGTACTACAAGGTATACTAAATATATCATCTTCTATTTTTATAGTACAATTATAATACTTCTCTTTATCAATTAAATTAACTTCAGTATATATAAAACAATTATCTTTAGGTACAAGACAATTTTCTTTCATCATAATATTAGATAGAATATTCTCATCAATACCAGTCAAATCATTTTCCATAGTATCTTTCCTATTATATTCTATATTAAAAGAAAGTATAATATAATCACTAAAAAACTTAATCTCACTAGGATCATCAGTAATTACATCAACCCCCTTAATAGCTCTTATATTATTAGCTACATATTCCGTATGTAACGGTTCAACCATTTTCTTTGCTATTATCATCTTCTTTATTTATTAATTTATTCTTAGCTTTAGTCTTATAATACTTTACTTTAGAGGGCCCAGGATGAAATTTACCTAACTTAGGTAACATAACAATTTTAAAATCTTCAAACTCTAAATTTTCAATATTACCAATATCCTTAATATAGCTTCTAAGAAACTTAAATTGACTTTGCCATATACTATCAGCTACAAAATAAGGTATATTATACTTATCAGCAATCTCTTGGATAATCTTCTTAACCAATACATCATTAGTTATAGGAGAATAAGAATTACTCATTTATCTTTAATTTAAAACCAATTTTTATCTCACCTTCATTATAAGGCACTTTAATTAAGATAGTATTATCTTTAATCATACCCTTCTTTTTAAGCTTAGAAATAGAATTATTAAAACTATTAACACTAAATATAGAACCAAGTTCACTACTTATAGCAGTTCTAATCCTTTTCTTAGTTTCAGCATTAAATACAATCATATTAGCCTTTTCCCTTCCTAGAGAAATATACATATGATAAACATACAATAACTTAGCTAATACCTTAACCTCTATATCAGTTAACTTATTCTTATTTAAAACAGGATTTATTATATATAGATATTGCTCAAATATCTTATCTTTAGTAGTATTTATAGGTATCTCCAACATATCAATCAATCTAACACAATTACCTTACCTATTAGCTTAATATATAATATACTAGCTAATATTAGCTTATTTATAAATAAATAAAAGGATTTCCCCCAATAGCAAAGTATTGAGGTCCATCTTGGCTTATCTAGTCTTATTAAGTGGTCATATCCTTAAAACCCCGACCCAATATTTCCAGGTATTTTCCATAACCTATTACATTTCTTGGGACTTAATACTCCTAAATAAGTTGCATCTTATTTAATTGAGACAAAGGTATACAATATAAATTTAACTTCCAAATATTTTAGCAATTATTTTTAGCATTTATAGCTAACTTATTATAAATCAGTTAGAATAATTTTTTTTAAAATTTTTTTAAAAAAGTTTTATATGAATATTTACAGATACTATAAATTTTTATTTTGTATTTTTAAAAATATTGTATAAATATTTACAGATACTAGCCTATCAAACAGCCCCCTCTCATTATGATACGAAACAAATAACCCGTATTATGAAATTTTCAACAAAAACAATTAAACCTGTAGACTTTACTAAGTTAAAGACAGGTTCTGTGGCTAACGCCAC